TGAAACTCATTTGATTAACAATTCCAGCAGCTTATAGACGCCCCACGATAGACCGCGAGAAACTCCAGTAAACTGCTGGAATCATTTAGCATAACAGTGTTAATCGCACAGGTCAATCACGTGCCACTGAAACGGAAGCTCCCACACATCGCCCATAGGCTTTGCCGGGGAGATCAACACAAGAGGCACATCGTTGTACAAGTTCTCCGGGATGGTCAACTTTTTGCCAAGCTGTAGGTGTATCCGTCCAGTTACACCCACATCCCAATCGAACACTCCGGTGTCAGTCTGACTGTCCACCCAAGTATCCCCAAAGAGCATCTTCATGCGTGTAACAGTTGACAAATTGACAGCTACACCATCCTCTTTCAGGTCCAGCTTGATAAGCTTTTCACGCCCCAGGAAAACCTTTAGTGTCTCCAGCTCTTCATTCGTATGAAAAATGATACTGGAAGGCACAACAGTGATCGGATCAGACATTGTTTCTCCTTAGATCAACTCTTTGGTACACCATGGTAAACTACCGGGTGTCACTTGGTGCGCCGGCAGCTTAACTGCCGGCCTCCCCTATGTTAAACTGGATCAGCGATCTCGATGTCCCATGTGGGCAGGTTCACACTGTTCCCCTGAGTTACTCCTTGTGATGAGGTAGTTGACACAAAGAGCAACCGTGTGTCATCCACCAGAGCAATGTGGGTCCCTGTTCCTGTAGTATCAACAGTGACATTATTCTTTGCGGCAACAGTACACTTGCGTCCTGAAGCATCACCTGTGCTTATCGTAAAGTCACCCGATGCCATAGCAACGTCAGCCAAAGCATATGTGCTGACCGCTTCTGTCCTGTTGGTGGGCTGTGCACTACACAAGACCATCAAGTTGGCATTGTTTTTGATGATGTTCAGCGCCCCATCGATTACGTCAGTATGCGACCATTTTGCCATGTGTTAATCTCCTAGGGTTTCTCTGTCGACAGTCACTTCTCTTGTTGGTGTCCTATTGATTACCAACCGGGTATCGACTTGTTCAACTGTTTGTTCAGGGCCGAGAAGCACGATTATCCTGCGACCTGTTGGGTTGATCTGCAGTTCATAGGCGAGTATCTGCATAATCGCATTGTCAATCTCCAGGATATGCTGTTGGGCAAACACTAGATCACCTTCTACTGTGTGTCCAAGTGAAGCATCAGCTACAATAATGTTCACTCTCGTGTTAGCTGCACACTGATCTACGGTGTGCTCAAGTGTAGCATCATTGATCACCATAGTGTGAAGCTGAGTGAACTTCATGTTCTCCACCGTGTGCCCCATGAGAGCCTCTTGGATCACAAAGTTGAGAAACCTGTCAAACTCCAGATCACCATCAACAATATGCTCGAAGAGAGCATCCTGGATCTCCAAAGTGAGCACAATGTTCACCGAACAGTTCTCCGCAGTCATCGCTAGATTGGCTTCATTGACGGACACGATGTGAAGCTGTGAGAACACAAACGGACCATCAACGGTATACTCCAGTAAACATTCGTTAATCTGAAAGACATGTGTTTGTGTGTATGCTATGTTGTCCACGGAATGCGTTTGCGAGGTGTCGGTGATCACGATGTTGATCGGTGTGTGCTCAAAACATCCACAGTCAGAATACGTCATGACAGGTCGGGCTCTCCCGATGATGTCATCGTCTACTACAAAGCTAGCCGCTTGGTTACGAGCTATGGTGTCATTACGCTGGAGGTCATACTTGTCGTTTGACGCATCGAGATAGATAGGTGTGCCTGTGATCGGGTTATCCCCTGGTGCATCTCCTGCAATATCTGACACGTTTTTCTTTGAGTAACCTCCGAAGGTGCCCTTGTAGCCGTTCCGACAGGATGACGCTATGCAAAACCGACAGTGCATCCGTTCAGCATCCTCTGACCAATATCCAAAGTTGGCGTTGTACACCGTATTGTGGTCAACCCAAGCTCTGCCTACAGGTGCAGCATATCGTATAGCCGTTGCGTAGTCCACATGCCCCTTGAAGTCATACAAAAGATTGTTCTGTATGTAAAAAATGGATCCACTATTGGATGACTGGATGTCAATCCCGTAGTTTCTCGAGGTTCCACCATAGGATGTCCGTGAGCGAAAAATGTTCTTCTTGATTTTGACTACTCCTGGGTCCTCACAGACATGCAAAATGGCTTTTCCAGACTTTCCAACCTGTGCAACACCGCAAAACTGTAGTCCTTCAATGATGTAGTTCGGGATCTCCGCGCGTATCAGAGCTTCATCATTCAGTTCAGTGTTCACCATCCGGTAGTCGTACCCCCACACACCTTGGTGTCGGTGTTCGATTTCCGTGGTAATCCAGGGATAGTGGTCAGAATCCGTGGTCCACCCTGCTAAAGTGACAGGAGTGCTGTCAGCTACTCCAGTGGTGGCTCTACAGAGCACCTTTTTGACCTTGTTTTGTGCCACCAAGTTGCACTGTTCGGCAGCTTCCCATGCTGCGAGTGAGGTGTAGTCAGCCCCTTCGCCTCCTCCGGTGTCAACTATTTTGGTTACTATTGTTGCCATCGGTCACACTCTCCTTTTCCTTGGCCAGTGAAGCTTGTAGTCTTTTCAAGGGAATCGTGACCACTCGACCTTTGCGTATCTGTTTTTGTGTATCCATTGGTATTGACTCCAGGTCCACCCAACATTTTCGTCGGCGATTCTGCCCGTTTACCAGTAAATCCTGTAAAGCTGCTGGTTTCACTCTCGGCACATGTATGATACAAAAGAGCTTACGATCTCGCTCAGTAGGTGTCCACGGGTGGTTGTCCGGTTGGATGCACACTATATCTCCCCGTTTGTACAGCTGTTTGTTTAGCGAGGGATCGCTTGAAACGTGATCTTGTGCCTTCAGCAAGATTTCTGCCATTGTTTCTCCTTGGGCTAAGTGTTGAATTCCACCGGGGCTGTACTGGTTTGTTTTTCCCTCCGATTACGTGTTTCATAAACGTTTTCAGCTCTTTCTCCAGTTCACGATTGTGATACTGTTGAACAGCCTTTCGTTCATCCCTCGCCATCGATTGTACCCAATAGTTGACAGCGATTGCCAAAGCGTCAATTCGGTCATCAAACCGTAACGCCCCACGATCTCGTGTCAACCGGGTCATCTGGTAAAACCCGCTGTACTTTTGGTCATCTCCGATGAGACCAATGTCCATCTTCACGAGGTCTTTGTCCACAATGAGACGGTGTTGGGTCATCACTGGCTCCAGAGTGTCAGCAATACGTCGTTCCTTTTGGATACTGTGTTTAACCTCGTCTACAGCGATTGGTTTTCCGGCTGTGGCTGTGTTGAGATACGGAATGAGAAGCTGTGTGAACATGCCATCACCAAAGTTTGCCTCAACGATGACTTGGTTGACCTTTTGGTGCGCCGCTAGTTTAGCGAGATATTCAAGTGTTTGAGGACTGTAGCCTCCTTTCAGTCCACCCCATGCTAAAAGAAAGAGGTTTCCGTGGAGATATTTGACCACAGCAAAACCTGTTTCGTCCTGCCCCCGGCCAGCCGGGTCGATTGCCATGACCGCCCCTTCGTATTCTGTCCAGTGCTCGTCAATGAACATCGGTTGGTAAAACCGGTCTCCAACAAAGCCCACATTCGGTAAATCTTTGCATTGCTGTTGCGGACCCGAGCCATACTGAACAGTGATCGGAGCTTTTTCGATGTTGAGGTTCATGGTGATCAAATCAGAGAGTTTGAGAGGATATCTTTCAGCATCACTTAGAGTGGTGTCCAGCATAAACTGTAGGGCAAACCCTGATCTACCGTAGCTTGCCTCACGTTCAAGCAAGTCAAGATCGGTGAACCGTTTGGGGTCTACCGGATCATTTGCTTGTACTGTGCCATCATATATCCGTTGGATAAGCTGTGGAGCCAACCGTTCTCGGTAATTCGACAGTTTATTGGGGTGTGGCACCCGTGCGGGCCAAATGCGTATCTCATAGCCTTTCTCTCCGAGCTTGTTGTATATCGTTTCTTCAGTCTGTGGTGTCCCCAGGTATGTGATGCGACCACCCGGCAGTATGATTGCCTCAAACTCCAGGACAGCATTCAAGAGTTTCTCACGCATGTCTTCGGTTCCACTGTTGTTTGGAACCTCTATGTCATCTGCAATGATGTGGTTGGCTCTACCACCAGTCAACTGTCCGAAAATCCCCACACTTTTCACAGACGGTGCGTGTGCAGCTCGAGAAGGCCCAACGTCAAAACTGATTTTGCTGTTCCGTTGTGTATCCTTGGGTCTCAAATGTTGCAACATAGGGATTTCATTGATTAAACGTAAGGTAAACGTAGAGAAATCGTCAGAACGCTGTTTGCTGGCTGAGGTAACCAAGAATTTCTGTTGTGCATCCCGGAGAAGTCCCCAAATGACAAACGCACTCGTAATCCAACTCTTGCCAGCCCCTCGAAAAGCCTCGATGATCTGTCGTTTTGGGCCATGTTGCAACCATTCGGCAATCTCATATTGGACATCGGTCGGCGGGGGCAACTGAAGGTGTTTCCAAATAACAAACAACAGGTTACGGAAGTCATCCAGAATATCTTTACTGACTCCTCTCATTATCCGGTTTTCCTTTCCAGAATGCTGTATAGCCAAACCAACAGACAGCCAGAAAGTACACATAAGCTCTCGCTCGGCGCAGCTTTTTGGTCAACCACCACCCCGACTTTTGGTCTATAATGCGATTCAGGTTGATCTGAAAGATTCGGTCAGCCAGCTTTCTGTCTCGCTCTGTTTTTCCGTGGTGATACATCCAGTCATGAATATCGCAAGCATCGGTTACTCGAAGACCATACATGGTATCCGGCACAAAACTCTTCCAGGAAGACGGACCACATCCATTGCAGATTGTCTTTCGTTTAGCTGTGGTGGCTCTCCAGAAACCAGCAGTACCAATCAGGAGGACTCCGTTCAGCTCTCTGACTTCCAGCTTGTTCGCAACCACTTTGTTGCTCATGTATCACTCCTTTTTCAGAAGATACTCCACGATCACTGTCAGGAGTTTTGCGATAAGCTCTCGGAAAGACATTTCATTTACTCCTGGTATCACTGTGAATGTTGATAGTGCCGGTGTTCCCCATCCAGTTTGCCTGTGCGTTCACATCAAATTTACCGTGAGCACATCCAGTAAGCGTGAGGACTACAAATGCAAAAACTGCGATTACGATCTTTCTCATGGTGTTTTCTCCTTGACCGACCCGGAAAATCGAGCGGTAGGCTTGAGATCGCAGGTCGGTCTGTGTGTTTGTATAGGGGTTTAACAAAGTGTCTCAGAATGGCTAAAAAGGGGCTTAAAACGGGGATGTGTTTTTCAACTTGGAAAAGGTATTATTTTCGCATCCTTGAGCGCCTCGGCAATCTCTTCGTGAAGCGGAAAGTTCTCCGCAGCGACAGTGATGTCGTTATCCTTGAGAAACTGGATAGCATTCTTGACATCGCTTGCTGTGGCTTCACCTGAACGTAGCTTTTCAATCAACTGTTCAACTACTGTTTGAAACAGTTCATCCATAAGTGTTAAGCGACTCATGGTAAAAACCTCCATTTCGACTTCAGGTACCACCAGATAAGCCCTAGGATGCCACCAGTCATTGTTGTGATCACACCCATGATGAACGCTTTGCGAACATTGGTCAGATCAGAGATCAACTGTTTGATAGCTTTGTGGTGCTCTTTGTGTTCTTCCGGTGTTATACCTGCGTCCTCTAAGTGACACCGATTCAGTGTTTCGTGGTCGATGTTCATTCTTCAGTATCCTGTTCGCTTAGCCCGGTAAGATACTCCCGGATATTATGGGTTAAGGTGCCATAATCTTCAGGTATACTCATGATGCCCAATTGTTGGGCCATGCGTTTCTGTGTTTGTTCAATGATCTTCTGTTGGAGTGCCGGTGTTTTCTGAAGGACCATCCTTCGTGAAGCTGTCCTGAATTTGGTGATGACTTTGCGAAGCTCTTTGCCCCGGTCCTCCGGGCGTTTCAACTGTTGATATTGTGGAGTGGTCACAAGATAGTTCAACGTATTGCGCAGCCCTTTGATACCTGGGATCACTTCAAGTTGTGTCATGTATTCCTGAGCTTCATCCATTTGTTCAGGCGTCAGTTCGATTGTGACACCCTGATGGGTCACTCGTGGACTCATTCGCTCCACATTGGTGTGCGTGTCAGCCAACTCCAGTAGACTTGGGTCCATCATCATTTCTTTCCGTTGGCCACCCCAAAAGGTGTATCCTTCAAATTTCTCAGTGCGATCCCCAAACAACACATGCCTTCGTGGCAGCATACCTTCACGGTTCCAGTGTTGGTTCCACAATCCGTTCATCACGTTCTTCCAATCGTCAAACATACTGCCAAGCTCTCGATACTCGGGATCTTGTGTCAGATTTGCCACATACTTTTGGAGAGCACTGAACGGCATAAATGTGCCGGCTTGTGTAACAGCCATCCGGCCCAACTTGTTTGCTCCACCCGGATCAAAAATGATGCGCAACAAATCGTGAGCCCCTTCCATACCCGGAGCATATGCAACGGCTTCAGATAGTGTAGCTAGTCCTTTTGCCACAGCTTGTTTCACCTTATTGTCCGCATCTTCATCCATGTGTCCTACCACGTCATACAAGTGAGCAATGTTAGCTCCAATGGTGAAGTACATGGCAACCGGGTCCAGCCCAGTCAATGTTTCCCACTCACCAGTCTTAGCGTTGAACCACGCATTGTCTGGAATATGTAGAGCTTGCGCTGTTGCACGTTCTTTGAAGTCTGTTACACCACGTAGTTTCCCGTTATAGTACAACTGAGCACCAGCGTAGAACATAGCCATGCCGGTAGCTACTCGGAGAACCGCAGTCTTCCTGCGGATCCCCCCGGCAGCCCAATCGGCTCGAAACTTCTTTGTGAAGATGGGCATGGTGTCACCAACACTGTTCAGGATGTTGAATAACACTTTATCAAACGGGATGAAAAGCCCTCGCAACAGTGGGAATATCACTTTACTTGCAGGGTGAGACTGTCGTGTATCCAAAAGCCAATCATGGAATGACTTTTGTTTACCTTCAAGGTTCTGCTTAAAGATCATCCAACGGCTGTCGTGGATTGCCCGACGATGAAACTCGTGTGAAGGATTGTCTATCAATTCGGTAGCAAAGCGCACCAATTCGTTTCCTCGGAGTCCTCGTTCAATTCCTTCCTGGATGGCATTGTAACGCATGGCACCCATATAGGAAACCGACTGCATGACCTCATCGGTAGCTGTGAGTACATGAAAAGGTATGCGTATCACATCCCCAACAGGCAACCATTTGCCAAGATTTGGGGTCATCTCACCGAATTCCCATTTGGCAACAGGGTCCAACACACTGTCACCACTTTTCAAACTCTGCCAAAATGGTGCGTCAGCAAAGCCTCTCCAGCCTTTAAGTGTGGCTTCACCTAAGCCTTTACCATCCTTGAGCGCCTCTGCAAACCCACGCCAACTTCTAGCAGCACCTAGAGCATCCAACATGGCATGACCTTGAGCCACCCAGCGCCGCCACACTTCTTTGAACAATTCGATATCCTGATTTTGTAGACCTTGAAGCATCAACGCTGTATCCATGTTGAACTCTTCGTGAACCATTCGAGCCGTTGTGCCAACAAGGTTTTTCGCCCAAGTAACTGGTGAGCTTAACATCGAGGACAACTTGATCTCTATCAAACTGTCAATCCAACGTATACCGTGGTAACGCCTCACAAACTGAGCTATCACTTTGGAGTTCTTCCCCTGTGTAGCCAGTGAAGCAATCTGTTCTGTCAGTTGGTCCGCTGAATGCCCAACATTCTGGTAGATGTCCTTGATTGTCTCCGGGTCGAGTAGGTGAAACCCATAGCGATCCCCACCTTTCATCATCTTCTGGATGTTCAAGGCGCGGCCTATGTTTGCCTTAGCTCCGTGCAGGATTGTCAACACTTCTGCAAAAGTGGCAGTCATCTCTTGCACCAACAGCTTGTCTTCCATTGTGACAGCGTTCTGGGCAAACTTTCCCAACAGCTCTGAGTAAGCTGTGAAGTACACCTCTGCCGCCCGTACCGCTGTTGGCAGATCGTCAGTGGCAACTTTGAGTGCCTTCAGTGAACTGTAAGCGTCCTCAATGCCTGTCCATTGTGACAGTCGAGCCAACGCTTGATCATCTGTGTCCTTCATGTGGACAACAGCTCCACCCTTCGCCTCTGCGATCCTCTCCTTAAACGTCCGGTAAATGTGGGTGATAATCTGTTGTGCATTCTCTGGTGCCAGGAAACGCTTCATGTTGAACCCGGTGAACTCCCGGCTTTCCTTAGCGGTCAACCCAGCGATAGGGTAGCCTTCATCCATGAGCAACTTGTAGTCCGACATATTCTCAACAGAGAGCATACCTTTGGCCAACTGCATCACAGTGGCTGTCACCTCTGGCATCTCTTCAGCTGAGATTTCCAGTGTCGGTTTCACTGGTACCTTCGCCTGTTCGCGGAACAGGTCCACCGCTTCGTCAACCGTCTGGGGGATCTGTGGAGCTTCACGGAGAGGTAAACCTGTCTGTGCCTCCACAGCTCGTCTGACCTGTGCAGTTTCCTTCGCCTTAACGTGAGCATTGTGCAGCTCTACCTTCACCTCAGGTAAAGGCTTCAGTTTCGCTGTCGACACGTTCGGTGTGGTTTCACCGGGGGCAAGCCGGGTGGATTCCACCCTGTACACCGAGGTGTCACTCATGAAGTCCACCACTGTCTGATCGCCACTGACAGCTTTACGAAAGTTCTCAAAGGTGTACCCATCCTTCTCAAAGGGGCGAGTGTACAGTTCGGCAGTCGCTCTGTTGGTTTTCACCATGTTCATGCGGCGACTAACTTCTTCCTCGGTCGCACCTTTGGCAATCTGTACCAGTTGACCTTGATCTGAAGCCACATACCCAACGTATTGCTTCGGAACAACTTTCGGTTCCGTAACCCCCCAACGGGAAAGAAACTCTTCAGGATTCTCCCTGTAAGATGCCAGTACACTATCGTAGTACTTTTGGTACTCCATGAACGGTTGGAGAAACTTCTTTCGTATAGCTGTGAGAGTTGAACCCTCTTGTTCAGCCATTTCTTTAGCTATACGTGAAGTGACCTTCAACGGGTTCAACCAATCTTGAAAATCCAGGTATCCCTGTTCCGGGCCTTTAGTGAGTATCTGGTTTGCCAGAGATTCTGACAGTTCTTTTTCCATGCCATGGTTGCCCTGAAGTATACGATGTTTGAGCAACCCGAGGGACTCCCCGTCCACCAAATGGTGATCACCAAGAAGCTCTGCAGCCATGCCTGGAGGTGGCACAATACCTGGAGCTTCTGGTGCCACTTCTGTGATATACAACCAGCGTTCAGGTTTGTTCACCCGGCGTTTCACCGGCTGTGTCACCTTGGAGACACCTCTCAGTGTATCTGAGGGTTCCCATTGGGAAACTTAGTACACAGGGTGGTGCTCACTCTCAACGATGTGGTGCCTCTCAGCAATACTCTCAGCAACCTCTTCTACCTCTTTCGCCACAGCTGCTGTGTCACCACCATGTTTCACCAACAGCTGACCTTTAGTGGCACGGAAAGAGTGAAACAGGCCTTTCGCCAGTTCAACCCCACCTTCAGCCAGGACACCCAAGAGCTGATCCTCAAGTACAGCTTTGAGTACAGCTTGAGCACCTGAGTCACCCTTGTCGGCTTTCAGATAGTTCACAATAGGATCCAGCCACAGTGAAGTAGGTATTGCCGCCATCGGTGCATCCAGGTCCACCGTGTCAAGCTGGGTTTCACTGTCTGGTGTCGCTTCGGCAATCAGGTTGGACAACCGGTCTTCCCACAGATCAGTGACAGTGGCAGTCGCCCCAAGTGAAGCTACCTGCCCCGCGATGAACTTGGCGAACTTGGGGGCACTCTGGGAGAACTTTGCCAGTCTCCCCATCTGCATCACTTTGTTTGCAGCACCAAAGTATGGGATGAAAGCTGTGGAGAACTGTGTGATTTCCTCAGTGAACTGTCCAGGGAGAGTGTCTGGTTGCTCCGGGAGCAGAACAGGGGTCAACCCTAGTTTCTCAGGATCCACCTGATCTCTCGCAAACTGTTCAGCCATTGTCTCTGGGAAGAGCCACGTAAGAAGACCTGTCGCTCTATCCTGGACCTCATCGAAAGCTTCAGTGACACCTCGTCCAACACCATAAAGGATGTCCTTCGCATAGAACATCCCCGGTGACTCCTGGTAATCCAGGTAGCGTTCCGTTTGTTCCTCAGAGAGGTGACCGTGTTGGTGCAACACCTGTGCTTGGTCTACATCCAGATCGAGAAAGTGTCCTCCCTGCTCCAGGTGTTTCACTCCGGTATACTCCAACACCTCCTCTTCACCGATCTGCCCCGATTGTGCCAGAGTTTGTACCTCCTCTACAGGGAGTCGGAGCAACAGTGTTCTGTCCATCTCTTCTCCTTACTTGAAGTAAACATCAGGGAGAGTGTCAGTGACCATAATGTCAGCCATCCGGTACACCCGGTTGGGCGTGTCGCGAAACCATTTGGTCGCCAGGAAGTGCTCCTTCACATCTTTCCATTCAGCTTGGAGAATGTGTTCGCGAGTCTGAATGAAACCATTCAATGAAGTCGCACCCAGCTGATATGCCATACCCACACATACAGCTTGCCGGTTCACGGACAGTCCATCCCATGCGGAACCGATCCACTTCTTAGCGTCACTGATGGCGGTCTGTACGTCCTGCTGAAAGACTTCCGACACTTCAGCCGGGGTCATGGTCAGCTTCCCACCAGAGGTAACAGGGTACTTCCTCCGGTCAGCTGTGGTGATCAGGTGACCTATACCTATGGTTGGGTTACCTTTACTGTCGTTGTACTCCACGTACCTCACACCCTCCTCAAACCTCAGCATTGCTTCCAGCACACTTAACAGTTGTGCAACTGACTGTGTAACCGGCTGTTCAGCTGGTTGCTCCTCAAATTCAAACTCCAGGTCCGCTAGAGAAACACCAACCAGTTTCGCATTAGGGAACCTCTCGTTGAGCAGATCCCCAAGCTTTATACGAAAAGTAGACATGGAACCTCCTATGTTAACCTACATCAAACAATTTTTTAGCTTGGATTTGCCCAAGTCTCTCCAACACTTTCGCAACATAGGTGCGTGTTTCAGGGAACGGAGGGATACCTTTGTACTTGTCCACTGCTCCTGGTCCAGCGTTGTATGCCGCCAGTGCAAGTGTTAGGTTCCCTTTGTATTTGTCGAGCATCTGTGAGAGGTACGTGATGCCTCCCCGGAGGTTCTCCTCTGGGTTAAACCGATCCTTTACACCTAGGTCTTTAGCTGTGTCAGGCATCAGTTGCATCAGTCCACCGGCACCTTTCGGTGACACTGCTTCGACATCACCAGCGGACTCCTGGCCGATCACTGCCATGACCAGCTCTGGTGGAACATTGGTAATACCTTGTTCACCGAGGGATGCAAGCTGTGTCGACACCATTTCATTCAGCTGAGTGCGAGGGATCGCTGACTGCTGGTCCTGCTTTTTCCGCAGGTTATCAAAGCGGTCCCGTACAGCTTTTCCAGCCGGTGAACTACCAGAGGGCCGGTATTGTCCACCTGAAGGTACAGCTTGGGGCTGGAAGTCCTTCCACTTGCTCTTCTCTTTGCGAAGCTGGATGTAATCCATGGCACCTTCGATGTCCTTAGCTGTGGGCTGTTGCCCTGTAGCTGCACCTGACAGCCACATCTCCTGAAACTC